AGACATATGCGTCCTGTTCATCAATATAATAATGATGGATGTCTTTGTCGTAGATTTCCTGCCGTTTGGCATCACGGGCACGCCAGAGCTTTTCTTCCGGTGCCGGTTCGGGTTCCGGAGTGAGTTCCTTCCGCCAACCTAATTCCAGAACCGTTTATAAAATACGCAGATTTATTTCCTGTAAAAATGCTATCGTCTTTCCATTGTACATTGTTTTTTAGCTCGCCTAATACCCCATTGACACATTCATACGAATCACCGTTCAATGGAAAGTAATACTTAGCATTCCACTGATTGGAAAAATCGGATTCGGTATCTTTTCCCGTCATCACCCGTCTCTTCATCTTTCACCTCCTTTCCTTTTTACACCCTTACAACCATAATCCCGTGTTCTTTCTTAATCGAAACGCCAGCTGTCTTGCCGGCTTCAATCTCAATGCTTGCCTCGTCCGACTGCCAGCCTGAACCGTTCGGGATGGGCTGGGTAATGGTAGAGCCTGTGTTGTTCTTAATCGACAAATAGAACTCCTGCATCTCCGGGACACTGTTTATGTCGGCAAAGTTGATGGCTGCCGGGTTGTTTGCTGCGTAGGCAAATCGTAAGTTATACGGCGAAGAGGGAAGCTGCCCGATGTTGGATACGTCGATGTATTCCTTCAGGCGGAGTGAATCGGTTACCTTCTGCTTCTCCTCGTTGCTGTAATTATTATCCGTATGGACATACGCGGCATCCTTGACCGTGTGGTCGTCATTCTGAAGCTGGGAGAGCTTGGTCGGGATGCTGTTCTGAACATTCGCGATGCTCTGATTCAGCCCGGCGATAATCCCTTGCAACGTCTGTGTGTCCTCCACGCTGGCAAGGAAGGCAATGATCTCGTTGAACGATTCGATGGCACTCGATGCGTCACCCGAAACGAGCGTGTTGACTTGCTGCTGCAAGGCTGTCAGCGCGTTCCTGATTTCCGTGTCGTCGTAGCTTTCCCCGTCCTGTCCTTCGGCTACCACCCCCGTATCTTCTTCGCCTATTTTCCAATGCTTGGTTTCCGGATCGATCGAAGGAACCGGGGCATCGTTTCCCCGAAGGTTCGGGGTGTCGAACTTACCTTCAGCCGTCGTGATCGTCAGGATATAGGTCGTGGCATCATTCGTTTTAACCGTGACCTTCACCTCCTGCATGACGGCCGGCAGCTGGGCAAACGTATGAACGCCATCAGCCAGCTTCATGTTGAATTTACCGTTTTCCAAACGTTCAAATAACCAGACTGATGCAGGATAGACGGTTACGTTATCGGCCCATTCGGCGGTCGTCTGTTCGATCTGTTGATAAATAAATGCACCTTTCTTACTCATTGCTCAAATATCCTTGTTTTATCGTTCGTACTGATTCATTGTAATAATTGGCTCCTGTCAGATAAACATTACCGGGCAAGGCTGTACCGCTGCCGGATTCCTTCCACGAAGCTTTTCCCCCGGCAAGATCATAAAGCCGGTAGAACACATATTCTCCTTCTTCCGCTACACGTACTTCATCGCCGATACGAAAATTGATGGTTGTACCGTCGGTATTGACATAGCTCAATGTATTTTCGTCCGGGATAGCCTCTAACGTCGGGATCTCCGGTTTGTTCTTGATGTAGTTCTTATTGACAGGATCGATAACGTTCCAGTCGGGTTGCAGTCCACTGATGACTCCTTCGGCGGCTTCGGCTGCACGATTGGCGCGGTCGGCGGCTGTGTTGGCCTTGCCGGTTGCGACTATGGCATCTTCCTTTGCCGTATTAGCAGCCAAAGCTGCCGTATCCGCCAGTCCTGCCTTTTCATTGGCCAGAGTAGCGGCAGCTTTGGCTGTATTTGCCGCCTTGTCTGCATTTTCTTTTGCCGTGTTTGCGGCTAAAGCTGCATCCGTCGCCGATTTTGTAGCAGTCTCGGCAGAAGCTATGGTATCATCCGCACGCTCTACAGCCGCATTAGCATTTTCGGCGGCAGTTGTAGCCGAGGATGCTGCTTCATTCGCTTTATCTGTTGCGGTATTGGCATTTAATGTTGCCGTGTCAGCTTTTCCTGCGGCATCATTGGCCTTTCCTGCGGCTATATTGGCTTCAACAGTTGCTTTATCTGCTTCTTCCTTTGCCATATTGGCTGAAGCTGCTGCGGTATCGGCATTCTCGGCTGCGGTATTGGCTATACCGGCTTTTTCCTCCGCCAATGCAGCGGCAGCAACAGCCAATTTGGTCGCTGCATCAGCATCTCCGGCAGATTGAGTTGCTTGACCAGCTGCGGCATTTGCTAAAGCTGCGGCATCATTTGCAGCCTTGGTTGCCGCCTCTGCGCTCACTTTTGCGGTGTTTACATTCGATATAGCAGTATTAGCTTCCTCCTTAATTTGGGACATCTGTTCACGAACCTCTTTTGCCGCATCCGTTGCCGGCTTCATAAGTTCGGCCTTATCAGTCTCTGTCAGATCAGAAAAATGCAGTTTCAATTGATCCACTTCTGCTGGTGTCAGATCGGAAAACTTCATTTTCAATTCTTCACGGTCGAAAATATCCACGTATGCACTATCCGGCTCACCTTCGTATTTCATTTGAAGTGTACCGTTCAACTTTCGAAAAACCGGCTTCTCTCCTTTCGGCCCACGAATTTTCTCAATTTCCAACAGATTCTGCCAAGCACCATTAGCTCCTTGTTTCCAAAGGATGTATTTATCGTTTATCCCTAAAAACGCACTAAGGCCGGGATCGCCCTGTTTACCTTTCATTGCAGAGGGCAAAGCACGCTTAGGTCTCCCACCCTGAATGATCAGGATCATATCATTATCGGTTATTGTTCCAGCTGCCGGAAGCAAATTAGCCCTGATTATTTCAAATTCTTCTGCCATATTAATTGAAAACTATTATTCTACCTTGCTCATCTGCCAATAACCCCAAATCCGGATCTTTCAGCACACGGTAACGAACATCACCGCCGGCATCTATCCAACTCACTACGGGAGCAACAACAGAAATAGTGAATCTTGCCCCTATCCGGTTCTCCTGCCAGACTTCCACAGAAAAGGACGGGCAATCCGTATAGTACACCTGAATGATACCATCCAACGTCTTAATATATAATTCCTGATTTCCTACACCGGATATCTGGCTAAAGAATGCCCGATAGTTATTCAGAAACTCTTCCACACTGCCGGCCAACATCCAAAGGGACAGTTTTATTTCCCGATGCAGGGTTTTGATTGTCGAAAGGTCTACCGTACGGCCATCGGTGAACGGCGCCTTAACCGCAGGATATTTCAAGATGTCCTCCTGGTTATCGTCCGATCCTATACCGAAGTCTGCAAAGTCTATCCCATTAATCGCATACTGCCCGCGAAGCCCGATACCGCCGGCCGGAGTTGCCGGATAAATGGCATGATTGTCCTCGACAAAAGAAAGTTCAAACACAGATACGTTCTCCCCTGCATTAAATGGCACAGGCTGTTCGTGAGAAGAGCCGACATTGAAGCGTAAGCGGTTGGTCATACCGGCAATAAGATTGAATTCCCGATAGCCCGGTGCGGACAGATCAGCAACAAACTTTCTATACCCAGACCAGAACTGCTCAAGCGTTTCTGCCTTCATGAGGAATTTCAACTTGACGGTCTTAGGTTCGAACTCCACAACCGACAGATCGGGATCGATTCCGTCGGCTTCCGCCCAGTTGTTATATTTGACTGCCTTACGTTTGGGGTATTTCAGAAGATCATCAAAAGAACCTTCCAATAATTTACATCCCCATTCAGTATATACGTCTTTTCCGTCTATTGTCATAATACACGTGTTGTATGGTCTTTATGAGTTATTACCTTACCGCCAGCGTTCTTTACGAACACCACGGCATAGTTACTCGCATGGATCTCGGCTTCCGCCCCGTGCATCAGGATCACGTTGTAGCGGCCGATCGTATCAAAATGAAGGATTGCCTTGGAACCGGCCAAGAATACCTTCACCGGATTCGTCAGTTTCACGTCCGTCTCGATATAGATTCCCATGCTTTCGGCCTTCTTGCCCCGGAACTCTCGTAATTGTTCCATAGACGGGAAATTATTCTTCGTGCAGAACTCCGTACCCTGCGGTGTCAGCAGAAGGCGCATAAGCTCTTCTTTGTTTTCCGTGCCATGCAACAACCGGCAGGCACCTAACCGGTTTGCTATCTCAAAAAACTCTTTATCCATAATGCTACATTTTTACTTTTACGTTAATAGTACCTTCCAAGGCATCAACCGTGCCTCTAGTGTTTTCCGATATCTTACCGGCAACCTCTTTGATCTCTCTCGTATTCTCGGCGATCCGATCGGTATTCTTTTCCACTTTATCTGATAGTTCGCGGATGGCCTTCACATCTTCCCAACCTCTGGATTGCATATCATAGATCAGCTTCATTTGTTCCCGGATCGGTTGCATACTGCCGCGGATGTCTTCCAACAGGACACGGACGGCCCCGGTCTGACCGGCCAACAAGTTTATGCTTTCTTGAGAGGCTTTGGCATACGCGCCTTTCAGGGTATTTTCGGATATATCTTCTTCTTTCTCCGGCTCTTCCACCTTATCTTTCATCAGGCTATCAGCCCAACCGAACTGCCTGTCAATCTCTTTTTGCAGTTCTTCCGCCATATTATAGATATAATCCTGTTCCCAGCCGGAAAGGACATTGTCGGCATAGAACTCTTTCAGCTTGTCACGGATCTTCTCCATCGCACCGGAAGATTCCGTTGCTGCCTTGATGGATTCAGTGACCATCTGCCGCATCATCTTCTTAACAGCCTCTTTCGCCGATTCTGCTCGGTCCTCACCGGCAGCCCACGCCTCGGCTTGTGCGCTTGCGAAATTGTCAATGGCGGATTTCAAGTCTTCCCCGAAGATGGCATCTTTAGCCTTCTCCTTGTTTTCTGCTATGGCTTCATTAATCTCGTCAATCTGGTTTTGCCATTCCTTTATCCTATCCTTATCGGTTTTCTTTTTATCCTGTTCTTCACGGATTTGTTGCTGGATTAAAACTTTCTGTTGTTCCAAAAGTGTGTTCTGCTGATCGATCAATTGGGAAGCATCATTCGAATAAGCCTTCTGAATGGATTTATCCAGTTTTTCGTATGATTTATCCAATGCGGCGATCTGATCCTGTAACCGCTGGATACGTTTCTCGTTCTTCTTGTCATGGATCCTGGCGATGGCACCGGCCAAAGATGTAACCACACCGATAGCGGCACCGGCAGACGCACCGATCGGACCGAACATAGCACCGGCTTTCGCACCGTTCATGGCAGAACTTACAGTATCCATTGCCACACTGAAGCCTTCAGCTATCCCACTGAATACACCACCGAACGAATCTCCGAGCTTCGAAAACGTGTCAGAGAGGAACTGCCCGGTCTGCATAATTTCACTCATGCCCTCTTCTATTTCTGCCAAACCTTCTTTTAACTTCCTGGCATCACTTTCAGAGGTAAAGACTTTTTTTAGGCCATTTGAAACTTTATTAAAAGAGGTTTCCATTTGGTCGGCTTCACGGCGGACATTGGCTATTTCATCCTTGATGGCCTTCAACTGATCCGGAGACTTACGAAGCACATCAAACTGTTCTTCGGTAATACCAAATGAATTATCAGATGAATATTCCCCTCTTTCAAGAAAAGACAAGAATTTTTCCGCTTCATCCGCAATGGCACGAATAGAGGTGATATTCTTTTTACTCATATCATCAAACAGCCGGGTGATAATGGAGGTACTCTTTTGGGCTTCATTATCCACGTCCGCCAGATCTTTCTTCATACCTTCTGCAAGGGAAAGCCGTTCACCTTCCGTTGTGGCCTTTGCTATCTTCTCATTATAAAGCTCCGTGATAGCCTGACGCTTTTCCAAATATGAACCATATTCTTTCAAGTATTCGTTCATGGCGCGTTCTTCTGCTTCAATCTGCTCATGGATAACATCAGATGTCGCATTTCCTAATTTGGCCCCAGCATTGACTTTTGCCATTCGGATCTCAATCGTCTGCTCTTTAGTCAACTTTCCGCCTTGTGCCTCTCTCCATTCTTTTTCTCTTGCACGGATAGTATCCAACTCTCTGTCATAGTCAAGATTCAACTGGGCGATCTTCTTGTCGAAACCTTCTTTCATCAGGTCAATTTCGGATTGCTGGTTTTGACGACGAAGGGATAAAAGTTCCTTTTGAAGTTTTTTCTGTTTCTCAAGTTCTTTCTGATCTACAGGTTTTGCAAATTTCGTCTCTTCTTGTTTTGATTGGCTATTTACCAAAGCCTCTGCTTTTGTACGATCTTTTAATCCTTGTACAACAATCTCTACTGCTTTCTCATGTTCTATCTTTAGCTGCTCATTCCGTTTTCGCAATTTATCTATCATAAGTGCAGAAGCAAATGATGTTGCACCAATTTGCAACTTCTCAAGTTCTGCAATTTGTTTATTATTTTTCTCAATCTCTTCTTCAATGGAATTCACAGTTGCACGTTGTTGTGCCATCATACGATCATCTATCGACTTGGACAACATCTTGTTGACTTCAACCATATCCATTAAAAGGAATTTCTGTAGAGAAAGATTCTTCAATTCATTCGGATAAAGCTCTTGTAACTTTTTATAAGCTTCAACCTTTTGCAAAGTGGACTTATTTTCATCTTGCAACACACCCAACATTTCTTCCGTCTGACTTCTCATTCCGTCAGACCATTCTCTCATTTCTGCGACTCTCTTATTATGAGCAGCCAATGCCTTTTCCGAAGCTGTAGCCTGTGTCGCAAGTTTGAATATTGCATATCCCAATGCGGTAACACTTGCCACAACTAATACATACGGGTTTGTAAGAGCTGCCTTTCCTGCCGCCAACA